GTCTCATCTATTAAAACTTCACGTAGCGTATGTGCGATGGGGCACCTTGAGCTTAACGGATTCAGAGCTCATCGCGGCCACGTCATGGAAGACGGTATGGACTGCGAACTATTTGAGAAGTTCCAAACTGTCTTCTCGGGACACTATCACACTCGATCAAACAACGGAAAAATCTTCTATCTAGGTAACCCCTATGAAATGTACTGGAATGATGTGAATGACACCAGAGGTTTCCATATCTTTGATACAGAAACTCTGGAACACACTCCAGTCAACAATCCTTTCCAGATGTTCCAGAACATCTACTATGAAGATACTCCCTATCAGATGGTAGATACTACTAAGTACGAACAAAAGATCGTGAAGGTGATTGTTCGTAAGAAGTCTGATGCAAAACAGTTTGAAAAGTTTATTGACAAACTGTATTCTTCAAATGTTGCAGAACTCAAAGTAGTTGAAAACTTTGTTCTGACAGAGAATGAAGAGTTTGAGGCTGAAGAATCTGAAGACACAATATCTATCTTGAATAGATATATTCAGGAAGCTGAGGTAGACTTGGATAAGTCTGTTATCACACACATCCTTCAAGAGGTCTACAAAGAAGCGTGCGAGGTTGAGTAATGTTCATTCTCACTGTCAAAGGATTTGAAGAAGACGGTGCTTATGCATTGGAAGACAGTGAGGGTGAACGTATTCTTCTGATGTTTGAGGAAGAAGACGATGCGATTAGATATGCGATGCAACTGGAAGAAGAAGATTATCCAGAGATGCGCGTTGTAGAAGTTGATGAAGAGACTGCCATAAAGGCTTGCGAATTATACGATTACGAGTATAATGTTATTACCCCTGACGACATCATAGTCCCTCCCAAAGATAATGATTTGTTTCAAACAGATAAAATGGCGTAACTTCCTTTCAACAGGAAATCAGTGGACTGAAGTTGAACTGGATAAAGACTCTACTACTTTAATTATTGGAACCAACGGTGCAGGTAAGTCAACTGTTTTGGATGCATTGACGTTTGTACTGTTCAACAAACCATTCCGTAAAATCAATAAACCACAACTTCTCAATTCTACAAATGAGAAGGACTGTCTTGTGGAGATTGAGTTTTCGATAGACTCAACTGAGTGGATGGTTCGTCGTGGGATGAAACCAAATATCTTTGAGATTCACCGCAATGGTCAAGCACTTGACCAGGCTGCAGATGCGGGAACTCAACAGAAGTGGTTGGAACAAAATGTTCTGAAGATGAACTATAAGTCTTTTACTCAGATCGTGATTCTGGGTTCATCGACTTTTGTTCCCTTTATGCAACTGCCTGTTTCTAGTCGCAGAGAAGTGATCGAAGATTTGTTGGACATTAAAATCTTCTCTGCAATGAATAGCATTATCAAAGACAAAATTCGTTTAATTAGAGAAGATGTACGCACACTCGAACTCAAGAAGACTTCACTTAAGGAGAAAGTTGAGATGCAAGAAAACTTTATTGAAGAGCTTGAGAAGAGGGGTAAGGATGCGATTAAAGAGAAGAAATCGAAGATTGATAAACTCCTGAAACTTCAAGAAGACTCTTCTGAAGAGAGTGTGTCCATCAATTCTAAGATTGAAGAACTTAATTCTTCAATGGAAGATTTTTCTGGAGCCACTGCTAAACTGAAGAAACTTGGTAACCTTAAGGGTAAGATCTCAAACAAAGTATCTACGATTACTAAGGAACATAAGTTCTTTAATGAGAATACGGTTTGCCCTACTTGTACACAGACGATAGAAGAAGAGTTTCGCTTAAATAGAATTACAGACGCTCAAACTAAGGCAAGGGAGTTACAGTCAGGGTTCCAAGAACTCGAAGACGCAATTCAAAAAGAGGAGGAAAGAGAGCGTCAATTTCTCTCACTCTCCAAAGAGGTTACAAAACTCACTAATGAAATTTCTCAAAACAATATTAAGATCTCTGGATATCAGCGACAAGTCAGAGACCTTGAATCTGAAATTCAAACTGTTACCGCACAACTTGAGAACCGAAATTCTGAACATGAGAAATTAGCCCAATTTAATGACAACTTAAGAGAAACCTACGATTCACTAGGAGAGAAAAAACAAAACATACAGTATCACGACTTTGCTTATTCCCTTCTCAAAGATGGTGGTGTAAAAACCAAGATCATCAAAAAGTATCTCCCACTTATTAACCAACAGGTCAATAAGTACCTCCAGATGATGGATTTTTACATCAACTTCAAACTTGACGAGGAATTCAACGAAACGGTGCAGTCTCCTATTCACGAAGACTTCTCCTATGCATCGTTCAGTGAAGGTGAGAAAATGCGAATCGACCTGGCTCTTCTCTTCACTTGGAGGGAAGTTGCCAGGTTTAAAAACTCAGTGAATACTAACCTCCTGATTATGGACGAAGTGTTTGACAGTTCTCTTGATGGATTTGGAACTGATGAGTTCCTGAAGATTATCCGATACGTCATCAAGGGTGCAAACATCTTTGTTATCTCTCACAAGGACGGCCTCCAGGACAAATTTGAAAGTGTCATACGTTTCGAAAAAGTCAAGGGTTTTTCGCGTATGGTGTCCTGATACACCACAGAACAATGAACACTCCAAACTGGCAACACCACTCCAAGAAGGATCAGAAACGAAAACTTAAACCGCAAGCACTGCGTCAAGCCAAAGCACGATTGGCCCAGTTCAAAAAGCGTCACGTGACCTCGCCCAAAAGGCGGGGTTCTTTTGTATGATACGTTCATACGCAACAGACCGATGACCGTCCGCCACGAAATCAAGTCCCAACTTGCTAAACTCCTTGCCACTGAGGATCTGGTGGTGGAACACAAGAAGGTTGAGACCGCTTGTTTCAATGTCCACACCCGCGTTCTGACCCTTCCTATGTGGGATAAGGCCAGTAACACTGTGTATGACCTTCTGGTGGGTCACGAGGTCGGTCACGCACTGTATACTCCCGATGAGAACTGGTTAGAGACGGTGAAGATTCCTCTCCAGTTCGTGAACATCGTTGAGGATGCACGTATTGAGAAACTGATGAAACGTCGGTATCCTGGACTCTCTAAGAGTTTCTACAATGGATATCGTGAACTGAATGATGATGATTTCTTTTGTCTTGAAGATGATGACATTAATAATTTTAATCTTGGTGATCGTGCAAACCTGTTGTTCAAGATTGGTAACTTTGTAAACATTCCGATTGAACCTGGTGAAGAAACTCAAATCATCAATTTGATTGCAAATACTGAGACCTTTGCTGATGTTCTGATTGCAGCAGAAGAACTCTACAAGTACTGTAAAAAGAAACAAGAGGAAGAAACCAAGACTAACATTGACAATCTTGAGGCCAATAACACTTCATCCTCTGGTTCTGGTATGACAGAATCTGGTCTTGAGGAGGGTGATTCTGATGATGGTGAAAGTAATAAAACTGACAACACTCCCACTAGTGATGGTAGGACCAACGACCCTGAGTTGAAAACTGTAGATTCTCTTGAAGAGTCTCTTAAAGAACTCATCGACAACTCTGGTCCAGAGAATGTTTATCTGGAACTTCCCAAACTTGACTTGAACAAAATCATTGTTTCTAACAATGAGATTCATTCCAAGTGTGATGAGTATTGGGGTTCTTGGTTGGAAGAACAAGAACTTACTTCTGAAGAAATCTTTGGTGAGCCTGACAAGGAGTTTGTAGAGTTCAAGAAGTCCGCTCAGAAAGAAGTCAACTATCTGGTCAAAGAGTTTGAGTGCAAGAAAGCCGCAGACTCCTATGCACGTGCTTCCACTGCCCGTACTGGAGTTCTGGACTGCACCAAACTTCATACCTATAAGTACAACGAAGACCTCTTCAAGAAGGTCACTACCCTCGCTGATGGTAAGAACCACGGTCTGGTGTTTATTCTTGACTGGAGTGGTTCTATGGGTGATGTGATGACTGATACCATCAAACAACTCTTTAATCTTGTGTGGTTCTGTAAGAAGGTTGCGATTCCTTTTGAGGTTTATGCATTCACTTCCGAGTATCCTGTCATCACTTATGATGAGGATGGTAAAGCTCAACTGCGTGAACTTGCTTATGCCAAGAAAGATGGCTTGGTTCAGGTTGGTGAATGGTTCTCTCTGATGAATGTTCTTACGAGTAAGACCAGTACAAAGGTTCTCGAAGAACAAATGAAGAATCTCTATCGTATTTCTTTGGTTTTCTCTTATCAACGATACACTCGATATAATGTTCCTTATGGTCTGAGTCTTTCTGGTACTCCTCTCAATGAAGCTTTGATTACTCTGAATCAAATTCTTCCCAAGTTCCAGAAAGAAAACAAACTCCAGAAAGTTCAGTGTGTGATTCTCACTGACGGTGAAGCTCCAACTCCTAAGTATCATCGTGAGGTTCAACGTCGTTGGGAGGATGAACCTTTTATGGGAACTGCGAACATTGGATTTAATTCGTTTCTCCGCGATCGTAAAACTGGTAACACCTACTCTCTTGACTGTAATTGGTATGAGTTCACCACTTCTCTTCTTGATATGTTGCGTGACCACCACAAAGATGTAAACTTCATCGGTATTCGTATTCTTGCTCCCCGCGATGCAGGAACATTCATTCGTCGGTATTGTGGCCCCTGTGGTAGTGATTATGAAAAGACTATGAGTAACTGGA